ATGGCGATCGAGGGCTGGTACGCCCGGCTCAAGCAGGCCAACGCCGCGGAGCACGCTGCCAACAGCTTCGCCAAGTACGCGTACGCTGACCGGCAGATCAGCTACGAGCTCGCCCCGACGGCACTGGAGATGACCATCGCCCGCGCCATGGACTACGGGAAGACGGCCGAAGAGGCGGCCGAGCTCATCGGGGCGGCCATCAGGAAGAAGACGGCCAGCGTCACCACCAGCTGATCCGTGCGTAAGCGGGTAATGGGCCACTCCTACTACGTCACTATCATAGTGCCACTTATCGACGATAGTCGAGTAGAGTGGGGTGATAGGGATCTCGGCCTCTGCTGCGTACTGTATTAATTAATTCTTTAAAAATATGGGCGATCACATCGACCGTCCAGCCGTTGCCTAGCATTTTATAGCGTTGGGTATTACTCACATGAGCTGTGTAGTTATCTGGCACTGTTTGCAGGCGCTCGCATTCCAGGGGCGTTAGTTTTCGGTAGTGGCAATTTGATATAGAGTCCCACTCATGGCGGTCATAACTTCCACGACCACTAGACCTAACGCACTTTGATTTATCTCTTAGTTTTACTGGATACCTGCCAGGTGGCAATGGTGAAACCACGGTATCTTTCGCAACGGTTGAAAGGCATCGGCTTTTGCCGTGAGCCTGCACCTCTAAACACTGTACTGGTTTTTGGTATAGCGCATCGTTTCGCTTTCCGTTTTCGTCAATCTTTCGACCAACTATTGCGGCCGGTCTTATCATTGTACGCTGGCCGTGGTTATCTGCTCCTTTGTGATAATTAGCATCAATGCACTGGCTTTTTCCGTTACGCTCTTTTATTTCGCCATGTGATTTTATAACGCCAAAGCCATCACCTTCGAGAACATCAGCCAACAAAAGCCCCTTATCCTCTGGCTGCCCAAACTCCCAATTCGCCCAATAGTACCGCTGCCGATTTTGAGCCGATACTAATGCACTATTAATAAACACTGGCTCTACGCCTAACTGCTCACTGATCACGTCTAGGTATTCCTTTTTCATCTTGACGTTTTCAAGCAGGAATTTGACGTTCGGGTTAACGCTACGGATGTGGTTTAAAACATCAACATACACAAAAAACAGCTTAGAACGTGGGTCATCAAACGCTAGCTGCTTACCCGCAAAACTAAAACCCTGGCATGGACTGCCGCCTATTAGCAGGTAAATACTAGCCCAATCAATATCCCATTCTCGCCACTTTGTAACATCGCCAAGCTGAATAGTGTTAGGGTAGTTCGCCTGGGTTACAGTAATTGCGTACTTATCAACTTCTGCTGCGTAGTAGTTAGTGACTTCAATGTCTGCACGTTCTAAAGCAACTTGCCCTGCGCTGATTCCATCAAATAAAGATAAAACATTCATTTCCCCATCACCTCTTTAATAAGTCTGTCCAAATACCAACGCGCCTTGCGTAAGTCCTCAACGCCGTTTTTCTCTTCATAGCGCCAGACGTACTTAATCACGTTAGCGGTACAAACTGCCTCGATGCCAGTCTTACCAACCGTGGCGGCTTTAATCGCTTCGATGCACTCGATACCGCCTTTTTTATAGTGGTTGGGGTTTAGGTTGTCGGTCATTTCAAGCGCTCCTGTGGCGAGGCCGGTAGTGGCATCCAGTGGGTTGGACGGTCGCATCCACCATCAATATTGTTTTGCCATTGTTTTATCTCTTTATTCCAGTAAAAGCAGCAAATATACCCGCCACCGGAATGCGGAACATAGCCCAAAAACAAATCTTCATTTTTTGGGGCTTTTTTAATCGGAATCCACTCCTGCGCCTGCTTTAGTCCTTGGACAACCCCAAGCATGAACGCTTCTTTTACAGCATCTTCACCGTGCTGTTCTTTCGGTGCTTCAAAGTCCACTGCCTTTCTCCTCTGCTAAGCCTTTATCCAGCAAAATTGCCGCTTTCATATATACGGATTGTATCTTGGCGACCGCCCCAGGCAGCCCAAGCGCAGCATCTCGCACACCTTCGAACAGCTCATACTCTAAGTGCAGGTCAGAGTATATCTTCTGCTCTACGTCATAAATTTCGCCTGCAAGCAGTGCCTCGGCCGCTTCTCGAATATCAGTAATTTTTTCACTTCCATATCTGCATCGTGCCAGCCTGCTAGCCACCAGCTTCGCAGGCGCATTTGATTTAATCCAAAGGGGCAAGCAGATGCGCCATCCTCGCGCTTTCTAGCAGCCATTCCTGCTTTGTACTGGCGCTTTTCAGCGGCCAGCATTTCGAGCCGCCTTGATTGAGTTTTCAATCAAAAAATTGATTTTCCTGGCATGGGCAATGGCCGTGAGATTTGATTTAGTTGTACGCCCGCCAATCAAGTGCCATGTGATAGTCGGCTCCCTGTCCTTGCCAATGCACTTGGCCGAAGCCACTACGCAAGCATGCCCTACTGTAATTGTGCTTCGGTTTGCCAAATCGGAAAGAGCGTCAGTTTCTCTAATCATTTGAATTTACTCCTGTTAATTTGCAACGTGTTGCGCTGCCGTTATTGAAATACCATCGCCCATCCGAAAAATCGGTTATTTTGTCGCTGTCGATTTGACGCCAGCCGTCACTCATGAAGCAGTACAGCGCCGCTTCGCCGCTGGTGGCCAGCTCTAGCGTTTTGCGGTCATTTCCGCTTGTCGCCCACATGATGGCCAGCGCGGCCACCACTAAAATAGTTGATATTACTCTCATAGCTTCCGCGCCTCCTGCTCTAGCTGTGTGGCAAGCCACAAAAGGGCTTCTTTTTTTTCTTTGTCGTCATGCGGAAGCATGAATACAAGCTCATTGCCTACGTTTAGGTGGTTGCTAAAGTTTTCGTTCATCTTTACCATCGTGTTAGCTGTTAGTGGCATGAATATCTTAATCATTTTGATTCCTCGTTGTTTGTTTGTATGAGTACATACTAAAGCATACGAAAGGGGCTGTAAAGCCCCTACGCAAATTATTTTTTCAGCTGTTGCATGGCGTCCTCCCAGCCCTTCGCCACTATGACACGCTGGCCAATGCTTTCCAGGTATGCGTGCCACTCCTTTTGCTCAGGATCAACTCGCCCGCCTTTCTGGCGCTTCATCTCGACCCATGTAAACCACGCCGGAATAAACAGGTCAGGCACACCGGCAGAAACGCCCTCATTTTTTAATCGGGTTGCCTCTCTGATACCACGGTGCCCGCCGTTCGGTATGGCAAAAATCCGCACATCAGGAAAGGTGTGCCGGAACAGGTAAACGAAGTACCGCTGTTCCTCATGCTCCGCCGGAACCTTTCCGTCAACAATGGCTGGCGGCTTTAGCCTGCCGTTAGAATGGGATATCGGGTTCATACTTGTCACACTCCACTACTGTGCAGATATATTCCAGCGGGATCTCCTGCCCATACTCCTGGCAGTAGGTGCCTGCCCGGTGCATACACTCGATGCAGCGGTTCTTACGCATCGCCTCCTGCAGCAGCATACAAGCTCGGCCTGCTTCGCTGTACTCCGCTTGAGTGTTAAGGGCAGGAATCTGCCCGGCGTCAATCTGCAGCATGATGGCTTTTAGTTCTGGTTTCATATTGTCCATATTCTGTCCTGTACGTCATAAAATTTGCCGTTCTTGCTGTATTCAATGGCCGATGGCGGTTTGCCAGTATTTAGCACGCTGGCGAGCGTGTCCATACATTCTGCAGTTGGTTCACCGCTCACCGCTGACTTTTCTGCGATACGCTGGACGGCAGCGCGGGCCTTTATTCCTGCAATGCCTTCATGCGTCACGCAAAAATACTCATCCACCACAGGGCCAGTCAGGCCGCTGTAGTATTTTACCTTAACCATCTCTTTGCCGGTTTTGCGCGAGATGTGGCGACTCCAGCGCCAATCCGTTATCTCGATCCGCTCCGGCTCGATGCCCATAATGTCAGCGTTGCTCAGCCTCAGTTCCTTTTCGCGCTTGGGGAACTCATGGCCGCACTCAGGGCAAACCATAACGCTGGTGTGCAGCAGCTCGTCACACTGCGGACAAGTCTTTGCCGGTGCCTCTCCGCCTCCTTTTCCTGCCGGTTTCGGCGGCTCAACATTCACAATCGGGCCATGCCGCTCAACATTGCCGGCGAAGTCCAGCACAAGGCAGTAATCAGTGTGTGATTTCAAGCGCATACCACGGCCAGCCATCTGCACATAAAGGGCAGGTGACATGGTGGGGCGAAGGAAAGCGATCAGGTCAATGTCTGGAAAATCAAAACCGGTCGTTAAAATATCGCAGTTGGTCAGTGCCTTTAGCTTGCCGCTGGTGAAGTCTGCCAATATGCGCTCACGCCCACCCTTGCTGGCCGTGCCATCCAGGCAGGCCGCAGGTATGCCGCGAGCGTTTAGCTCGTCGGCACAGTGCTGGGCGTGTGCGACGCCGGAACAGAACAACAGCCAGTGCCGGCGATCCTCAGCGCGGTCAATGATCTCACTGATAGCCTCTGCCGTGATTGCATCAGCCGCGCCCTGCAGCTGGTCGGCGATGTACTCACCGCCGCGCTTTTTGACCTGGCTGGTGTCAATCATGGCGGTGGTGTGCTTGGATTTCAGTGGGGCAAGAAAGCCGCGCTCGACCAGTTCTTTAACCGTCACAGGCTCCACCAGATCGGCAAAAATAGCAGTATCGCCGTAAGTCAGCTTGCCTTGGCCTAATCGGTACGGTGTGGCGCTATACCCAATAACCCGCATGTTCGGGTTGATTGCTAGAAGATCGGATATGAGTTTGCGATACCCGCCCTCTTCTTTGTGGGAAATGCAGTGGCATTCGTCCACAATGCAGACATCTATGTGCCCGACCAATCGCGCCTTGTTTCGGACCGACTGAATGCCAGCAAAAAGGATAGGTTCACCAAGCTGCTTTTTGCCAACGCTGGCGCTGTAAATCCCCATTGGCGCGTTGGGCCAATGCTCGCGCATCTTTTCGGTGTTCTGCTGGATCAACTCTTTGACATGCGTCAGCATCATCACTCGGGTTTCGGGCCAATTTTGCAGGGCGTCCTTGACCAAGGCCGCGATGATGTGCGACTTGCCTGCACCGGTGGGCAGCACCATGCAAGGGTTGCCGCTGTTGCCAGCGGCGAACCACTCGTAGAGCATGTCAATGGCGCGTTGTTGGTAATCACGAAGCATTATCCAACCACCTTCGCGCCCCATTGCGCATAATCTTTTTTTACATTTGCCGCACACGCCTGCCAGTTGGCAGCGATCTCGGCGCTCGTGTGGCCTTCTGGCGCGTTGTGAATCTCGCCATGCGGCGTCAGCCAGATCACGCCGGTTTCAGCCGGTTTGTAAGTCCAGCCGGGCACAAGGTCGGGGTGCAAAACGTGGTTGTCGCAGCCTGTGCGCTGTGCGTCGGTGTCTGGTATGTCCATTTCCCAATGGGCGCACGTCCAGCGGCCATCACGCTCGGCCGTGCTGTGGGCGCAGGTGCGGCACGATACGTTTTTGGTGATTTTTGTTTCAAAGCAAAACGAATGGGCGCTGCAAAAACGGCACTCAAACCACGTGCTATCTGTGGAAATTGGTGCGGGGATACGGTCTGCAAAAATTATGCGCTCGGCTTTTTCGGTTTGTTTTTGATGCACCGTTGCATCAAATTTGAAACGCTCTGTGTAGATTTCATCCGTGTTTTTGTCTACAAAAATATACATGCCATCTTCAAGCTCAAGCTCTCCCATGTAGCCGTGGGCTTGCGCCCAATACTTGGGATAAGTAGCCTGCATGCCGTTCTTTTTAACCTCTGCAAACTTCTTGGAGTTGCAGGTTTTCACGTCCACCAGGTGCCACTTTTTAGGCGCTTCTGGCAGGCCGCGAACGATGCAATCAACGTGGCCTCGAAAGTGGCCACCAAGTGCAGAGACGCCTATTTGCTTGCGCGTGTTGGGGTCAATGCTGCGCACCTCGCAGCCGATGGCGCGAAGCTCTGCAATGATGCGGGCCTCCTCACGGTGGCCGGTTTCAAACAGTCGCTTCATGCGCCCTTCAAACTTTTCTGACACGGCCCAGCGAAAGCCAAGCCACAAACGGCGCTCGCACTTTTCGCCA